GCACGAAGCTCGCATGCACCCGGGCAAGGCCCCGACCAAACTGGCTAAGGGCGGCGTGACCTCCAAGGCCATGATGTCAATGGGCCGTAACCTGGCTCGCGCTGCTAATCAACGCAGCTCTGGTCGCGGAGGCTGAGATGGCAACATACAAGCAACCCACAAAAACCGCTTCTCCCGTCGTTGGCGTGGAGAACAACAAAAAATATTTGCGTGAAGCCAACGTGGCTGTCGCCAATATTCACAGTAACGACTACAAAGGCACCAAGACTGACGGAATTAAAATCCGTGGTACCGGGTGCGCTACCAAAGGCGTGATGGCTCGCGGGCCGATGGCTTGAGATGAACTACAGCGAACTTGTTTCTGCTATTCAGTCGTACACCGAGAACGCGTTCCCGGATACGTACCTCTCGAACGGGACGGTGATTGGGCCAAACGCTCAGATCAACCGTTTCATCGAGCAGGCAGAGCAGCGCATCTACAACACAGTTCAGTTCCCGTCGTTGCGTAAAAACATGACGGGCACCCTGACATCGACCATACCCTATCTGTCTGCGCCTGACGACTATCTCTCTACGTATTCACTGGCGGTCATCGTCAACGGGTCGTACGAGTACTTGCTCAACAAAGACGTTAACTTCATCCGGCAGGCATACCCCAATCCGACCACGGACACGGGCGTGCCCAAGTACTATGCGCTATTTGGTCCCACTGTATCTGGCAGCACTATTACCAACGAGCTATCTTTTATTGTCGGTCCTACACCCGACAGCAACTACCCTGTTGAACTGCACTTTTACTACTACCCCAAATCTATTGTGCAGTCCTCTATTAACGCGCTAGGCGTTATTGTTGGCGGGTCTGGGTATACGAACGGCAAGTATTACGGCGTCCCGCTCACGGGCGGCACTGGCCAGGGTGCTGTGGCCGACATAATTGTGACTGGCGGTGCAGTAGACGAGATATTCATTAAGAACTCCGGTTGCCTGTACACGGTCGCCGACAGCCTATCTGCCGACGCTACTTACCTTGGTGGCACGGCTACGGTTGACTTCAGTGTCCCGATCACCCAGGTAAACAATGCCCAGGGCACCTCTTGGCTTGGCGACAACTTTGACACGGTGTTGCTGTACGGCTGCCTGGTTGAGGCATACACCTTCATGAAGGGTGAGGCTGACATCATTGCCCTGTACGACGGTAAGTACAAGGAAGCTATGGCGATGGCCCAGCGTCTGGGTGACGGTCTGGAGCGTAGCGACGCATACCGCAGTGGCCAGGCGCGTGTTGCGCCGCTGCCGCAGAATAACGGGGTGCGTTGATGGCTTTCACCGGCAACTACACCTGCAACAGCTTCAAGACCGGCTTGATGAACGGCATGTTCGACTTCACGACGGACACGTTCAAGATTGCACTGTATACAAACACAGCTACGCTCAATGCCGACACTACCGCGTACACCACCACGGGGGAAGCCTCTGGTGGAAACTATGCTGCTGGCGGCTTGGCCTTGACCGTGACGCAAGTGCCCACGATTGGTAACCAGACCGGACAGAATGCAGTGGTGTACATCTCGTTTGCCAACGCCTCGTGGACTGGCGCCATCACGGCGCGTGGTGCGTTGATCTACAAAAACGGCGGTGGCAACCCGGCAGTTTGTGTGTTGGACTTTGGCTCAAACAAGACCTCGGCCAACACGTTTGTTGTGCAGTTCCCAACGTCGGGCAGCACGACTTCTATCATCCGTCTTGTGTAAGGAATAACTGTGGCGCTCATTACAACAACCAAGGGTGAAATGGACGATTCGTTGCTGGAGAAGCGCGAGGGTTCCGTTGACAACGATAACGAGCTGACCCGTTGGGTGGAGTATTGGTTGGATGGTGAGCTTGTTCACCGCTCGGTGCATGTGCACCTCAAGAAAAACGTGCTGGCCGACGGAGTGGCCGCAATGATCGGTTGAAAGGACTGAAAAATGGCAAATACCCAGGCAATGTGCACTTCGTTCAAAACGGAGCTGCTGACAGCAACGCATAATTTCGGCACCGCCCCTACGCGCGGAACCGGTACGGCAGACACGTTTTACGGTGCGTTGTACTTGGCTTCCGCTACGTTGAACGCCAGCACCACGGCATACACTGCCACTGGTGAGGTGAGCGGCCCCGGCTATTCAGCTGGCGGTATTGCTGTTACCAACGCTACGCCCCCGACTTCTTCGGGCACCACCGCTTACTGGACACCTTCTGGTAGTCTGACATACACCGGCGTGACTTTGACCACGGCTTTCGACACTGTTCTGATCTACAACCAGACTCAGAGCAACAAGGCAGTGAGTGTTCATACCTTCGGTTCGCAGACGATTACGGCTGGCACGTTTA